GAAAGTCAGGAGTTGGTAGAGTATTACGAGTGTTATGTTAAGGCAGATTTGGATAACGAAGGTATAGCATCACTTCACAGAGTTTGTTATGCAGACAACCAAGTGCTATCACAGGAAGAATGTGACTACGTTCCATTCCATAGTGTTTGCCCATTCCCTATCCCACATAAGTTCTTTGGTGAATCATTAGCCGACAGGACAATGGACATACAACTCATCAAGTCGACTATCACTAGACAGATGCTAGACAACTTATACCTCACTAACAACTATAGAGTTGGAGCAGTAGAAGGCCAAGTAAACCTTGATGACTTACTAACATCCACAGCGGGTGGTGTCATTAGAATTAAGAACCCTAATGCGTTAGTACCATTATCTGTTCAATCCAGCGCTGGACAATCATTCCCTATGCTTGAGTATTTAGATACTGTACAGGCTAAAAGAACTGGCGTAAGCGAAGCATCACAAGGATTAGACCCAAACATACTACAGAATGTAACAGCAACCGCAGTCGCAGCTATGTCAAGTGCAGCAGGCGGTAAAATAGAATTGATAGCTCGTATCTTTGCAGACACTGGCGTTACCTCTTTATTCAAAGGCATCTTGCAACTCGTATGTAAATACCAAGATAAAGAAAGAATCATTAAAGTTAATAATAGTTATGTACCCATGAATCCCAGAGAGTGGAGCAATCAATACAATGTCACTGTTAACGTAGGACTAGGCACTGGCTCTAAAGGCGAACAGTTAAGTGTTATGCAAATGATTCTTGATAAGCAAGAGCAGATGCTAACCCAGTACGGACTAGGTAACCCATTAGTCAGCATTAAACAATACCGGGATACCCTCGCCAAATTTGTCAACATGGCTGGATTTAAAGATGAGTCTGGATTCCTAAAAGATATTACTGACGAAGAATCAGAGCAGTTGGCTCAACAACAAGCAGAGCAACCACAGACTGACCCTAATACCGAAGCAGCTAAAATACTAGCACAGGTAGAGAAAGAGAAAGCTGAAATGCAAATGCAGGCCAAGATGGCTCAACTTGAATTAGACAAACAACAGTTGGAATTAAAAGTCCAGAAAGAAATGCTTGAGCTACAACAGAAACAAGCACAGTTTGAAGCAGAGATGGCTATCAAAGAAATGGAGCTTATGCAAAAAGCACAGAATGATAATAAGAAATCTGACCTTGCACAATCCAAAGAACTAATCAACGCTTTAGATAAGATTAATAACTTGTCCCAACAGGGGATTTAATTGGATAGAAAAGCAGAAATACGGAGCGTACTAAACACCGAGTCCTTTATCAACGAACTAGATGATATGACCCAGGAATGTTTTGACGAAATAAAGAACTCTAACCCAGAAGATACGGAAGCAAGAGAAAGAGCTTACAACAGGATTAAAGCAATAGATAGCATGATGACTAGACTTCAATCGATAATCGACAGCGACAAGATTAAGGATAAATCATGGACGATATTATAATCTTTTGATTATATGGTATGCCACGCCTAGCTGGTAATTAAGGAAATACAATGAGTGAAGAAACCACGACTCCAGAAGTTGGAAGTGGACAAGACAGCCCTATTACATTAGAAGATGCAGCATCTGCTTTTGAAGGTATGTTATCCACCCCAGAGGACTCTAACGAGCAACCAACTGAACAGGAAGAAGATACAGAAGAAGTAGAGGTAGAGGAAACTGAAGATGAAGCAGAGTTAGAAGCCGATGAAGCTGATGACGAAGTGGAAGATGAAGATGACTCCGAAGTTGAAGATGAAGAAGAAGTTGAGGAAGAACAAACTTTCACAGTGAAGGCTGCTGGTGAAGAAAAAGAAGTTACCCTTGATGAACTTAAGAAATCCTATCAACTGGGCTCTGATTATACAAAGAAGACTCAAGAAATAGCCGAACAGCGTAAGGTCATTGACCAAGAAGCTAAAGCTATTATTGAAGCTCGACAAGTTAGGGATGACTATTCACAACGCTTGCAAGCAGTAGAACAATTTTTGGTTGGTAGTAACGATAGCCAAGAAGATTTAGCAGGCATGAAAGAGAACGACCCAATAGGATACGCAGTTAAGGTCGCAGAGATGACCGAGAAAAAAGAACAGTTACAACAGGTGCATGCTGAACAAAACCGCATTGCTCAACAGCAACAATCGGATAGGGCAGCACAAATGCAAAAGTATGTAGCTGCAGAAGCAGAAAAATTAACGCAATCCTTGCCAGAGTTTTCAGATAAAGTCAAAGGCGAACAAACTCGTAATGAGATTCGTAACTATGGAAAAAAGCTTGGTTTCACAGATGAAGAATTATCTCAAGTCTATGATTCACGGCATGTTCTAGTCTTACACAAAGCTGCACAATACGACAAATTAATGGCAGGTAAAGCTGGCGTTAAGAAGAAAGTAGCTAATGCTCCCAAAACAATAAAGGGTGGAGCTAAAGTAAATCAGACTGTGACAGACAGAACTAAAAAACAACAACAGAGGTTACTGCGAACTGGCGATGCTAGGGATGCAGCAGCTTTATTTGAAAAATTCATTTAAGGAAAAATAACAATGGCTTCATTTAAGACGTACAGTGCGGTTGGTATGCGTGAGGATTTATCCAACACGATTTACAACATCGCTCCAACAGAAACTCCAGTAGTTTCTTCAATTGGTAAAACTAAAGCAACAGCTACTCTACATGAGTGGCAAACAGATACACTAGGAGCAGCAGCTAACACAGCATTAGTAGAGGGTGCGGATGCAGCAGCATTTACCGCAGTCGCTACAGTTAGAGCTACTAACAGAACTCAAATTCTAGGTAAGACAGTAAACATTACTGGCACTCTTGATAGCGTTGACACAGCAGGTCGTAAGACAGAAACAGCTTATCAATTAGCTAAAGCAGGACAAGAACTTAAACGAGATATTGAGTACGCTATTCTTGGTAACGTAGCACCTGTAACAAGTGCAGCAGATACAGCACCTAAAATGGCTTCTTTACAAACTTGGATTAGAACTAACTGGACTTCAGTTGGTACAGGTTCTCCAGCTGCTCCTGCATCACCTCCAGGTTCTGCAATTAGAACTGCAACTTCAACTGGTACTACAGCAGCGTTTACAGAAGCATCTCTTAAAGCAGCAATGAAAGCAGCGTTTAATGCTGGCGGTACTCCAACTATGTTGGTTGTTCCACCTAACCAGAAAGTTAAAGTATCAGGCTTTACTGGTATTGCAGCTAATCGTGTTTGGACTGACAACGTTGGTAAAAGCACTAAAGCAGCAGCTATTGTTGGTGCAGCAGATGTGTATCTTTCAGACTTCGGTATGCTTTCAGTAATTCCAGAAAGATTCATGACTTCTGATTACGCTTCTAACAATGGGGAACAAGCGTTAATTCTTGACCCTACTATGTTAGCTCTAGCTACATTAAGACCATTCCAGTCTACGCTTCTTGCTAAAACTGGTGATGCTGAAAAACATCAAATGCTTACAGAGGTAACTCTGCAAGTTAATAACGAAGCAGCACATGCAATTGTTGCTGATTTGAACGCTTAATTTAAGTGTTGATATAGCCCACTTCGGTGGGCATATCTTTTAAGGATACTTATGGATAACACATTAGAAGAAGAGTTAAATAAACCAATTACATATAGGCATCAGACAAAACATGATACCGACAATGGTTATGTTATAGAAACATACCAAGACTGTACCGCTATTGTAGACTCAAACAAAGAAGATATGATTACCGCCAATACTAAATGGGGTAATGATATGTTTGACAACAAAGTAGCATCTATACCTATGACAGTCATTGATGACTTAAACAAAAAACAAATTATGCAAGGATTTCAAGTATTAGACCTAAAAAGGTTTAAGGCTTTCTTGAATCATCCAGACAACAGATTCTTTAGAACAAAACCAGGAAAAGTATAAATGGCATTTTTTACGGACTATACAACACTGCAAGCTACCATAGCTAGTTATTTAGCTCGTAGTGATTTAACGACAACTATCCCAGAGTTCATTAGACTCGCTGAAGATAGATTAAGCAGAGATTTGCGTATTAGGCAGATGCTAAAGGTTGTTACTACCAATACCGTTGCAGCCGACGCTACTGTAGAGATTCCATCAGACTTTCTAGCAATGAGAGATTTACACCTATCTGGTACAGACCCAATAGGCACAATAAACTTTCAATCACCTAGTAACTTTTATAGAAATACCAGAGCAACATCTAATGGACAACCAGTATTTTATACCGCACTAGGTAGTGAGTTCAGATTCGCTCCTATACCAGACGCAGCTTATGAATTGCAGATGTTGTATTACTACAAACCTGAATACATGAGCTCAACTGTTTCATCAAACCTTTGGTTAGCAAATACACCTGATTTACTGCTTTATGCAGCACTTGGTGAAGCAGAGCCATTCTTAATGAATGATGAGAGGATTAATACTTGGGCAGCAATGTATGACAGAGGTCTTAATTCATTAACTAAATCAGATGATGAGGGGGAATTCCCTGCTCATCCAATGTCAATAACTTTAACTACGAGGTAATTTATCATGGCAGATATGTCAGACTTTTTGGAAGTGACTTTATTAAATTTAAGTCTAAACGGAACAGCATGGGCAGGTATGAATAACCCATACATTTCTTTACACACAGCAGACCCTACAGATGCAGGAACAGGCACAGAAGTTACTGGCGGTTCTTACGCACGAGTAGCATCTTCCTTTGGCGTTGCATCTGGTACATCTGGTGCTTTAGCTTCAAACGCAGACGCCACATTTCCTACAGCAACAGCTAGTTGGGGAACAGTAGGATGGATTGGTATTTGGGATGCAGTATCAGGTGGTAACATGCTTTATCATTCTGCATTAGACGCATCTAAAACTATTGACTCTGGGGATATTTTCAAGATAGTTACAGGCAACCTAACAGTAACATTAGCATAGAGGAATAACACATGGCTCTTATAGTAAAGGATAGGGTAAAGGAAACGACCACCACTACTGGCACAGGTACGGTTACATTAGCTGGAGCAGAGGATGGCTTTCAATCCTTCTCTGTTATTGGTGATGCTAGCACTACCTATTACGCTATTGTTAGTGGTAATAACTGGGAAGTAGGTCTAGGTACTTACACTTCATCAGGCACAACTTTATCCAGAACTACCATACTTGAATCCAGTAATAGTGGTTCAGCAATTACATTGTCAGGAACAAGTGATGTATTTTGTACCTATCCTGCCGAAAAAGCGGTGACATTAAATGGCACAGTGATTAATGATGCCAACGTAGTAGCTACTGCAAACATTGTTGATGATGCAGTTACAGCCGATAAACTAGCGGATGCTATTAATACAGCAATTTCAGATAACACAGCTAAAGTAAC